GAATCCTAGAGGCCGTATTCGTGAAATAGTTCGTGAAGGTTCTAAAAAGGTGCCAGGTAGAGACTTTGAAGTAAGCGGAACACCAGATAACCCAGGTTATATTATAGAGATCTACACAGAAAATGCAGAAGGCAACTGGACACCATCTGGTGAATATGTAGGTCGCAAAGCTGATTCTATACTAAAGAATGTGCAACTGTAAGAAACCCACAACCAGTTATAATAACAAATGGATCTTATTCCAGAACAACTGGTATAAGGTCTACACCGAAGATAGGATTAGAGGCGTGATTGGCTTTATCCTCGAGGGTAAGCTTGAATGGATAAGACCAAGCCGAATCGAGGGAACATCAGACACACCACCCTAAAAAGGGAAAAAAATCGTGCTTTCATATTTACATAAACAACCAAAAATAATTATCAACCAAGATGAACATTTTATCTAAAATCAAAGAGGTTCTTGCATCACACAAGTTTGAGATGTTGGAATTGATGGACGGAGGAATGATCGAAACTGATTCTGAAACTTTAGAGGTTGGTTCAATGGTTCTCGTTGATACTCCTGATGGAAAGATGCCGGGCCCCGAAGGGGAGCATACTCTCAAGGATGGACGAACTATTGTTCTGGACGCTGAAGGTAAAGTGTTAGAGATCAAAGAATCCGATGCACCCGTTGCAGAAGAAATGGACGAAGAAGCTGCTGATCAAGTTGGTGAAGTAAGAGAAGAAATCGTTGAAGAGGCTAAAGATGCTATCGACGAGGCAACTCCTGCTGACGTAACTCCTGAAGATGCACAAGCTATCGCCGAAGAAATCGTGTCTATCGTAGAAGACAAAGTTGCAGAAGCAACTATGGACATGAAAAAGAAAATGGACGAGATGTCTAGCATTCTTATTGAAATGGCTAAGTCACAAGAAGAATTTTCTAAGAACTTTGAAGAGTTTAAGAAAGCCCCTTCTGAAAAATCTATTTCACAAACAGCGTTTGCAGCTGAAGGACCAGTAGACTTAATGTCTGCTCGTATTGAAGCCATCAAAGCTCTACGCAATAACAACTAATAAAATACTAAACAGAAATCATGAAAAAATCATTTGACTTCAATTACGTAGTTTCTGGATTGGCAGACTACACAAATCAGCAGTCTCTTGACCTTATCTCTAAGGCAATTTTGGCTGACCCAACAGCTTCTTACGTTCAGGTAATGCCTGGTGTAAAATCAGCTGAAGATATTCACACTATCGAATCAGACCTAAAAGTACAAACTGGATCTGCTGGTTTCGGTGCTTCAGGTTCTACCACACTTGGTAAAGTAACTCTTTCAGTTGACAAGTGTAAGGTAAATGAGATTTTAGACTCATACGCTCTTGAGTCTAAATACACCCAGTTGGCTTTGAACCCAGGTTCAATCCTAACTGAAGTTCCTTTCGAGCAGTATTTGAGCGAAGAAAAAGCTAAGTCTCTTTCTAAAGTAATCGCTAAGCAATACTGGCAAGGTGATATTTCAAACGGTTCAGGAAACAACGCATTGGTTGACGGTCTTATCGTTGACTTGGGTGGCGACGCTACAAGAGTAGTTGCTGCTACTGGTGCTTCTGACTGGAACTCTTCTAACATTATCGCTTCAGTACAAGAGATGATCGCAGCACAAGATGTTGACGTTGCAGACTCTGATTCAAGAGTAATGTTCGTGTCTCCAGCTTACTACCAAATCTTGGTTGACGCTCTATTCGCAGGTAACTACTTCCACGTAGCTCCAGATACCTTAGTAGGTGGCGAATTCGTATTCCCAGGATCAAACGTAAGAATCGTAAGAACTTACGGACTACAAGGTTCAAGTTCACACAACTTGGCAGTTAACTCTAACGATGCAGTAGCATTGGTAGATACTCGTTACATCTACTGGGGTACGGATCTTGTATCTGATTACTCTAACTTCGAGATTTTCTACTCAAGAGATAACGACGAAGTTCGCTTCATCAGTCGCTACAAAATGGGCGCTGCTCACTTGTTCGGACTATACGCGGTAACAAACTTCTAAGAAAAAGAAGTAAAACCTTTCGTGTCCCCCGGGTAAAACTGGGGGACTTTTAAAAAAAAATTAAAACGACAATAACATGGCATGTAGCAATTTAACCACAGGTCGTAACGCAGCAGCAGCTTGTAAAATTATCGGAGGTGTCGAAACCGTATATTTTTCGAATTCTGAGAATATTACTGCTGTTGGAGTTACTGGAGCTGGTACTTCTGATGAAGCTATCAACTCAATGACGGCGGGTTCAACGGGCTGTTTTTTCGAATTTAAGCAAATCACCGAAACTTCAAGCTTCACAGCAACCCCAAATGCAAACGTTCAGAACGGATCTCTATTTTATGAGACTCTTCTTACCGTAGTCTTTACCGACTATAACCCAACTCTTAGATACGTTATCAAAACTTTGTCTGAAAATAACCTCGTAGCCGTGGTTAAAATGAAGACTGGTGAATACGTTTATTTAGGAGAATCTGGTGGTCTTGACATCAACGGTGGTGAAGGTGGTTCAGGTGTAGCTTCTGGAGACAGAAACGGTGCATCACTTGAATTCCGTGGAGTTGAGCAAGATCCTCCATTGACACTTGACGCTGCTTTCATAGCATCAACTGGATGGACTGACTTGATCAATTCAACAGTATCCTAAACCAAACAACTAAGAACTCACTACCTTCGGGTGGTGAGTTTTTTTTAGTTTTTAAGAAATACCCCAACAAAACATATTTAGATGTATGATAGTCTTCGATAACACCCAGAGTTCAGGGACCTTTAGCATAGTTTTAAGGGATAAAGAGACTCGTGATAACCCTGCTTTGTCTCTAAAACTAACTAAACTGGATGATTTTTCTGTTGATAACTTCACACTTACCAATACATCTACATCTTCAGACTATTATACCTTTACTATAAACCCTAGCACTCTTGAGCAAGGTGGCTATAAGGCAGAAATATTACAAGCAGTTGGAGCAACCGCAGACTGTATAGTGTCTACACCAGAATCTGTAGATGTTCTCACCTACTTCGATTGTGATCCATTGGAATTGGATGCAGAATTCACCGTCAATGCTGAAGCTATCTTTGAGGCTGCGGCACCAACCCAACAAGTCATATGGGTAGGAAAAGCAAGAGTAGATGGAACGGTATATAATAACGTATACACTTACGACCAAGCACCAACATATTACGTATATGATGAATAACGACAAACAAACGATTTATTCCTTCAGCAAGGAAGAGCTAAACATCCCAGAATGGAAGGAATTTCAGGTTGTTGGGAAGAAATACATCTCTTGGGGATCGGACAATAAGATGTCCGATTTTCTTATTGACTTGAGGGATAATTCAGCAGTGCACAACGCAGTGCTACAAAGAAAAAATCTTTACACCTACGGCACTGGATTAGCAGAAGGACAAAACATTGAACAGTTCCATTTAGGACAAGAGCAAACACTGAAAGCAATTATTGATGACTATTGGTTATACAACATGTGGGCGCTTAACGTGGTGTGGTCTAATGATGGACAAAGCATTGCACATGCAGAGCACGTAGACATGTCTAAATTACGTGCAGGCAAAAAGAACGAGTTTGGTCGTATAGATTCTTGGTTCTATTCAAATGATTGGAACAATACCAGAAAACATGAAAATAAAATTGTAGAATTAGATGCTTACGACCCACGTAAACCAGAGGGTTCACAAATTTTTGTCTACCATCCTTACTCCTCTGGATTTAACTATTATTCTAAACCCGTGTATTGGGGAGCAATTAACTATATTGCTCTTGATTACGAGCTTAGCAATTGGAAACTAAATTCTGTTCGTAATGGATTTGCTCCAAGTATGTCTATCATTATTAATGATATGCCTGAAACCCAAGAGGAAAGGGATTACATCTATGGACAATTAAAAAGACAATACGCAGGAAGTACCAATAGCGGGGAGATGTTTTTGATTTTCTCTAACGGGGAGTCTGGAGTACAACTAGAGCCCATTGCTACAAACGATTCTGATACAAAGTATAATGACTTTATGGAAATTGTGCGTAATCAAATTCTTGTAGGGCACCAGGCAACGAATCCGATCCTATTTGGTGTTGCTACACCAGGAGCATTGGGAGGTAGAACAGAACTTATAGAGGCATATGAACTTATGCTTAATACAGAGATTGAACCAGCACAGAAGATGTTTAGCGAAACACTTCAAAGATTGCTTAAACTGCCTTTCACTCCTGACTTCGAAAATCTGCCACCAATCAACTACGCATTCTCAGAATCTATCATGAAAGACATACTTACTCAAGATGAGATGAGAGACCTAATTGGCTACGATCCATTAACTGCAACCCAGGAGTCAATTACAGAAACCAATATAGATGCAGAAAATAACGGATAACGATGAATCAAGTTCTATTTATATCAGAGGCTAAACTAAAACAGAATTCGGATATTCTGGAAAATGTAGACACTGCATTCTTACGCAATGCAATCTTAAAAGTGCAACGCACCAAATGTTTAGGTGTGCTTGGTTCAGATCTTTATGACAAGATTGAAAACCTAATTATAAATGGAACCATTACCGATTCTGCTAATTCTGTTTACAAGAACTTGCTGGATAACGAACTACAGCAATCTATTATCTTCTTTGCTACAGCGGAAGCATTCCTAACTGTTTCATACAAATTAACTACCAAAGGGGCTTTACAGTTTAGCAACGAGAATTCACAACCCCTAGACTTAGACACCATTAAGTATATGGTTGGTCGCAACGAGGATATGGGTGAATATTGGTTGGTAAGAATGAGAGACTATTGCACGCAGTTCTCTAAACTTGGTGAACTACCAGAATACACCAATCCAAACTACAACGACGATAGAACTATCGCACCAGATAAAAGAACACCTTGGTATTCTTCGATTTACCTAAAAGGATTCCCTTACGGATCTAAAGAATACTGGAAATACCAAGACAATCTACCAAGTAACCCAGGATCATGACAAATTTCTTTGCTATTTTAGGTAATGTGGTAGCCAACGAAAGGCTTATTCCTGCTAACCTCACAGTTCTAGCGATTACCACTATGAATGTGGATATGTTTCTAAAGATATCACTAAGTGCCCTTATGATTATCTTGACAAGCATAAAAATAGTTAAGGAATTAAAAAATAGAAACCCAGAAAAGTAAGGGTTAAACATATTTAAATAAGAAATACACCGATATGAGCACAGCCAGTATTAGAATGCTACAGTCCGCAACAGGACCTTCCACTCCACCAAGTGGATATTCAACCCTGTGGGCTAAAAACGACGACAATTTTTATATCACTAAAGACACCGGTGTTACTGT